AATTAGTTGTTGACCATGACCACAAAACTGGGCAAGTAAGAGGAATGTTGTGCAATCACTGCAACAGGGGTCTTGGGCATTTTAGGGATGACCCGATGCTGTTAGAATTTGCAGCACAATATTTATACGCTGCGCATGATGCGCCTGAATGGAAAAAATATTTAGAAAAGGCAGAAACAGCATGACTGAACATCACGAAACCGTAAAACAGGCAGTTGATGCAGCATCTGTAATTACAGTAGTTGGGACACTTATGAATGCATTACCGGCAGTCGCTGCAATATTCTCAATTGTCTGGTCTGCCATCCGCATTTATGAAACCAAGACCGTCCAAGATTGGATTAAAACTTGGAAGGAATATAAAGATGCCAAGCGTAAGTAAAAAGCAACATAACTTTATGGCAGCGGTGGCGAATAACCCGAAGTTTGCCAAGAAGGTCGGTGTTCCCAAAAGTGTTGGTGAAGAATTTACAAAGTCCGACAAAGGCAAACAATTTAAACGAGGTGGTGAAATGGCTGAATCGAAGAAGATGGTTAAGAAGGAAGTGGCCTTTATGAAGGCCAAGGGCGCGCCGAAGTCGATGGTCAAGCATGAGATGGCCGAAGCCGGTATGAAGAAGGGTGGCTGCGCCAAGATGGCTCGCGGTGGCGGCATTGAAATCCGTGGTAAGACCAAGGGTAAAAACCTTGGCAATTCGGGTCCGAATGTTGGTATTCAAAGCGGCGCTCGCAATATGAAGCGCGGCGGAAAGTGCTAAGGAGACGGAAATGGCAACCATGATGGATATGGACAAAAATCGCAAACCGATTGTCCGCACTACCGCTAAAGAAGAAAGCGAGCGCATGGCTAAGGAATCTGAGGCCGACCGCGAAGCAAAAGCAGCCAATCTGAAAAGTCAGAAGCAAGCATATTCTGACCTTAAGACTGGTAAGAGCTTTGACTTAACCAAGCAAGGTTTAGACATTGCACGTTCGGTTGGTAAGGCCGAAAAGCCGCAATCGTTTAAAGAAGCATTTGCTGATGCGCGGAATGCTGGCAAGGCCAACTTTACTTGGAATGGCAAAAAGTACACCACTGAAATGGCTAAGAAGCCTTCGGCCACCACTCGCGAAACGTCTGACTATGGTTTTGGCGTTACCAATCCTGATGAATTTGGTAATGCTGATATGTCTATGGCTCATGACGAAGCCACCCGCTTTAAGAAGGGTGGTTGCGTGAAAATGGCTAAAGGTGGCAGCGCTTCTAACCGTGCTGATGGCTGCGCTCAACGCGGCAAAACTAAAGGTAAGGTGGTGTAATCATGGGGCGCGCATCTGGATTTAAAGCCACAACGCCAGAGGATGACGATTTACCTTGGTATGTTTTTGGTGATGCAAGGCGTGCCGCTTTGGCCGCTAAAAAAGACAAAACAACTGGTCGAGCACTTCCAGCCGTTGAGCGCGCAATGCCGGGTTCTGAGTTTTTGCCCAAGAAGCGTGAACAATCGCGCATGGGTTCTGACAAAAACGTTGATGTTGGTCGGGGTCGTGGGACTGTTCCTATGAAGCCTTCGGAACCCGCTCCCAAAGACATGACCAAACGCGCTACAACGCCGTCTGTTGCACGCAAACCTGCTGGTGAGTATGTAGCCCCATCTAGCGTTGAATCTGCGCTTACGGCAGGCATTCAGGGCTTGCCCGGCGGTCAAAGCGGCGTATCCCAAGAGGCTGGTTCTGACTATGGTCGCACCACCTATTTTGGTGAAACTCCCGAAGCAGCAACTCAAGTAGCACAACAAATGCGTAAGGGTTTGTTTGGCGAAGACATTAGTCAAGAAGACTATGACGCCATGACTCAGCGCAACAAAGATGCAAGTTTTTTCGGTCGCTTTAAGAAGGGCGGTCAAGTCAAAAAGACAAAGAAGATGGCAAAAGGCGGTTCCGTGTCGCCCGCTTCTAAGCGTGGTGATGGCTGTTGTCAGCGCGGTAAGACTAAAGGTCGCATGGTATGAGACCGTGCCGTGGAATGGGTGCAGTAAATCCGGCCAAGCTGAAGCGCATCAAGAAGCGTGACGGTAATGAGCCGGTTGAACTCTATTCTAAGGGCGGTGAAAGTCGTGTAAACGAAGCTGGTAATTACACCAAGCCGGGTATGCGTAAGTCATTGTTTAACCGTATTAAAAGCGGTGGGAAGGGCGGTTCACCCGGACAATGGTCTGCTCGAAAAGCACAAATGCTTGCTATGCAATATAAAAAGCATGGCGGCGGATATAAAGATTAGGAGATAGAGATGTCTGGAAGCGGCGCTGGTGGATTGGGAATGAGTGGAAATTTGTTTGGAACTTCCACGAACCAACAAACAGGTAGTCAACAAGTTGGCACTGGCGGACAGTTCCAAATGCCTAACTATATGCAGCCGTATGCAAATAATTTGTTTGGTGGAAATCAACAAACAAATCAACCTACGCAACAACAAAGTCAAACAAATCAGCCGTTTGGCAGAAATATTTACGGCTATAACATGAACCGTCTGTCTTCTATGATGGACCCGTCTGCCTCGCTGCCGCAATACCAAAACCCGTATCAGTCAAATTATTCAGATACTGAGTTTCCGCAGCGAAATCAACAATATCAAAATTACCAATATGGATTGGGCGATTTGCTTAATCTTGGTTATTTATTTGGTCAGCCAAACTTTTTTTCTCCCACTCCGACTCCGGCTCCGGCTCCGCAAACTTTTGGGCAAACTGCAAATCAACCTTCATTTGATACCTCTGGTTTAGAAAAGCAAATTAGGGATTTGCAAAGCCAAATTGAAGCTATGAGCAAGCCCAAAACCAGTACTAGTGAGGTTGTTGCAGACCTTGGCAAGGGTTTTGAAGAGCAAGGAGTTAAACCGGGAACTACCGCAAGCGCCGATACTGCGGCACCCGCTCCGGTAACCCCAGCCCCCCCGCCTTCTGCATTAACTTCTGGCGCTGGATTCCGCGACATTAATACGCAATTTGGTGGGAATTTGGGCAATGTTAATGCCGTTGTTAATAAAAACGGCACAGTAACACTCGTTAGCAATACAAATAGCAATATTAAAACTACATTGCCTGCTGGCAGTTATTTTGACAGCAAATCTGGAAAAATAGTTAATGCGCAAGGACAACCAATTAATATTGGTAGTCAATTTATTAGTAGTAGTGCTCCCACAGCATTATCAACTGGCATTCAGTTTGGTGATACTTCCGCAGATATTCGCCGTGAATTTGGTAATGCGGTTAATGTTACTGATAAAGCTGTAGTTAATTCTGATGGAAGCATTAAACTTGCAAGTGGAACAAAAATTCCTGCAAATTCATATGTAGATTCTAGTGGTGTTTTGCGCCAACCAAATGGTGCACCGGTTGTTCTTAAGCCTCAAGATAAAGCTATTGTTAGCGCTCCTGCTCCAGCAACTTCTGCTGCATCTCCGGCCCCGGCACCGGCTACTTCATCGTCTGCTGCGCCCGCTTCTTCTACTGCGTCTGCGCCCGCGCCAGCACCCGCTACAGCAGCTGCGTCTGCTCCCGCTACAGCAGCTGCACCTGCGCCCGCACCCGCACCCGCACCCGCACCCGCTCCAGCGTCCGCTCCAAAACCAATTACTCAAGCACAGGCAATTGCTGCAATTAAAGCTCAGGGTTTGTCATCGTCAAAAGACCCCAATGGCAAGGCTTGGACAACTCAATCATTGGCAAATGCAACTGGTCAACCAATTGTCAAAGGCAATCAAACATACACACCTCAATCAAATCTGGCTAAAGGCGGCACAATTATTGTCAATAATGGCATGACAAATAATTTAAAAAGAATGTTAAGGGGTTAACGTGAAAGCGCCTCAGAAAAGCCTTAAAGCATGGACTGAGCAGAAGTGGAGAACAAAAAGTGGTAAACCGTCAACGCAAGGTTCAAAAGCCACAGGCGAACGATACCTACCGGAGGCAGCGATTAAGTCGTTATCTCCGTCAGAATATGCTGCTACGACTAGAGCAAAAAGAGCGGGAAAGAAATCGGGAAAGCAGTTCGTAGCACAACCAAAAGGCATAGCCAAAAAAGTTGCACCATATAGGAAAGTTAAATGACAACAAGCGGAACCAACACTTTCAATCTTGATTTAAACAATCTTGTTGAAGAGGCGTTTGAACGTTGTGGTTCCGAGCTAAGGACCGGATATGACTTGCGCACGGCTAGGCGCAGTCTTAACTTGTTAACAATTGAATGGGCAAATCGCGGCATTAACTTGTGGACAATTGAGCAAGGCTCCATTCCTTTGGTAAGCGGAACTGCAACATACAACATACCAATTGACACAATTGATTTGTTGGACCATGTTATTAGAACAGGTTCTGGAACAAACCAAACCGACATTACTTGCAGCCGGATTAGCGTTGAAACCTACTTAACGATTCCAAACAAAAATTCACAAGGTCGCCCAATTCAGGTTTGGTTCAACAAACAGTCTGGAGCGACATATCCAGATGGCGCTGGCACAACTATAGAAAACCCAACAATTACTGTTTGGCCTGTGCCAAACGTTAACAATACATACACATTTGTTTATTGGCGCTTGCGCCGTATTGAAGATGCGGGAGAAGGCGGCACTAGGACACAAGATATTCCGTTCCGTTTTCTTCCGTGCATGGTTGCCGGTCTAGCCTATTACCTATCAATGAAGTTGCCGGATGCGTCTCAACGCATTCAAATGCTCAAGGCGGACTATGAAGAGCAGTTTAAACTTGCGGCAGAAGAAGACCGCGAGCGCGCTCCGATTAGATTTGTTCCGCGCACTATGTTTTATAGGTGATTAAATGCCAAACAGATTTTCATCTGGCAAGCATTCAATCGCTGAATGTGACCGGTGTGGCTTCCGTTTTAAACTGAAGCAGCTGCGGAAACTAACGATTAAAACAAAGCAAGTTAGCATTAAAGTTTGTAATGAATGCTGGGAACCAGACCAACCTCAATTGCAGTTGGGTATGTATCCGGTAAATGACCCGCAAGCAGTGCGTGAACCAAGACCGGATAACAGTTATTATGTGTCCGGTACTGATGTAAATGGCTTTCCGTCAGAAGGCAGTCGGGTTATTAATTGGGGCTGGAATCCTGTTGGTCAGGCAAATGATGGTGGATTAACACCAAATCCGCTGCAAGCCGCCGGTCAAGTCGGAACGGTAACTGTAAATATCACTTAGGAGTAATCATGAACAAGAATGAAGTTAAACAAATTGCCGACAAAGAAGTAAAGGCGCATGAAAAGCGCTTGCACGGCAAGGGTTATCGCGCCGGTGGTAAGACTAGCCTTGAAATGAAAAAGGTTGGCCGAGGCATGGCAAAGGTTTTGAACCAACGCGATTCTGTTGGCAAAGTCAAAAAGGCGGGCATTTAAATGAACAGCGATAAATTTAATTATTTTCCGGCAGAAACCTCTGACCCGATTGGCAAATACACCCAACCCAAGGAATACTCGGTTGATATGGGCGGTAAAGAAAATGTTGGCTATCCGTCTGATGTTGGCACAACGGCCAAAGTAACCGTTCGTGGGTGTGGAGCTTGCACCAAGGGCAATAAATTTATTGGTTCAGTTATCAAATGAATTATTCGGAATTAGTATCAGCAATTCAGGATTACACTGAGAATACATTCTCAAATGCTGATATAAACATTTTTATTAAACAGGCTGAACAGCGTATTTACAACACTGTTCAATTGCCTGCTTTGCGTAAAAATGTAACTGGAAATACTACGGCCAGTAATAAATATTTAGCAGCACCGTCTGATTGGCTTGCAACATTTTCAATGGCAATTGTCAGCGCTAGCGGAAGTTATTCATATCTTTTAAATAAAGATGTGAACTTTATTAGGGCAGCATATCCGGAGCCAACTGATACTGGCGCTCCAGAATATTATGCTTTATTTGACCAAAATACTTTTATTCTTGGTCCAACGCCTAATAGTTCTTATACGGTAGAACTTCACTATTTTTATTATCCAGAATCTATTGTCACAGCTAATACAACTTGGTTGGGTAATAATTTTGATTCTGCATTGCTTTATGGTTCGCTTCTTGAGGCTTATACATACATGAAGGGCGAATCTGACATGGTTGCTTTGTATAAACAGCGCTATGATGAAGCGCTTGCTTTGTTGAAACAACTTGGTGATGGCAAGGACCGACAAGATGCTTATCGCAGCGGTCAAGTTCGATATAAGGTTCAGTAATGACTATTAGTGTTGAAATTCCAGTTTTGTTGGGTGGTGTCGTGGTTCATACCTCGGACAACAGGGGTTTTACTCCAGAAGAATTAACTGAACGGGCAATTGAAAAGATTATTTATGTAGGCAGCAATTCACATCCTGCTGTGCGCGCCCAAGCGGAAGCGTTTAAAGAATCAATAAAGGGTGTAGTTCTTGCGTATATGAAAGAAGCGGTTGCGTGTCATAACGTGACCATTGCAAACAAACTGACTCAGGCGGGACATCCTGAGTTGGTTAAACTTTTAGATTAAGGAGCCTACTATGGCAATCAGTCAAGCAATGTGCACTTCGTTCAAGGTCGAGTTAATGACCGCGACGCACAACTTCACCACCTCTAGCGGCAATACGTTCAAGATTGCGCTGTACACCTCGTCGGCCACTCTGGATGCCGCCACTACCGCATACACTACCTCCAACGAAGTTGTTGGTACTGGATACACGGCTGGCGGCAACACTCTGACCAACGTCACCCCGACCTCTTCGGGCACTACCGCCTTTACGGACTTTGCTGATACGACTTGGAGTACCGCCACCATTACGGCTCGCGGCGCTTTGATTTACAACAGCAGCGCTTCTAATAAGTCTGTGTGTGTTCTGGACTTTGGCTCGGACAAGACTTCGACTGCTGGTAACTTCACCATCGTGTTCCCGACTGCTGACGCTAGCAATGCAATTATTCGTATTGCCTAATCTTAAGGAATCCTCATGGCCGGATGGGGCAGCAATGGATGGGGTCTTAGCTCTTGGGGGGCAGGCGAAGATATCGTCGTGCCTCTCGGGGGCTGGGGGTCCGTTGCTGGCTGGGGTCAAGGACAGTGGGGCTATGGTAGTTCAAATGTAGTAGCAACCGGCGATGTTGGTAGCGTAACCGTATCAACCCAAACTAATGCGCTTGTAAATGTAACAGGCGTTCAGGGTACAGGTCAGGTTGAAACAGTTGTAGTAAACGGGATAGCCAATATATATCCCTCTGATGTTCAGGGTATTGGATTTGTTGGAACTGTTGCAGTAAATGCCGCAGCCAATGTTTATCCCACGGGAGTTCAAGGTTCTGGGCAATTAGGAAGCGTTTCATTTAGTCTTGATTGCATTGTTTACACGACAGGCGTTCAAGCAACAGTAGTTCAAGGCAACATAGCGGTTGAAGCAGATGGAGCGATTGATGCTCTTGGTAATGCCGCCACAGGATTTGTTGGGAATGTAACTGTAACGGGTATAGCAAATGTTTACCCGACAGGAGTTCAGGGTACTGGGCAGTTGGGCGCGGCAGAAGTAAATGCCATAGCCAATGTATACCCGACGGGCGTTTCTGCTTCAGTTGTTCAGGGTTCTGTAACGGTTCAAGGAAATTCTGATGTTCTTGTTACAGGAGTCGAGACTTCTGGTGTTCTTGGCAACATAAATGTTAACGGTCAGGGATTTGTTTATCCCACTGGTGTTGAAGCAGCAAATGACGAAGGTGATGTAACCGTACTTCTTAGCCAAACTATTTTGGTTACTGGATTAAGTGCTGCGGGTGGAATTGGAACAGTACAAAATACCGGAACTGCAACAGTAGAACCCACTGGAGTACGGGCAATTGGACAAATAGGTTCAGTTTTGATATGGAGTCAAATTAACGACAACCAAAATCCGAACTGGCAGAATATAGATGACAGCCAAACATCAATTTGGCAGAATATCAATGATACACAAACGCCCTCTTGGATACCAATAGCGGCTTAGGAGTTTTAAATGGCAAGTACTTACTCAAGTCTTAAAATTGAATTAATTGGCACCGGGGAGCAATCGGGTACTTGGGGCAATACTACCAACACCAACCTAGGCACGGCTATTGAACAAGCGTTGGCTGGATATGGTACTGCAAACTTTACTAGTGACGCAGACCTTACCCTTGGATATACCGATAGTAACGGTTCGCAAATTTTCCGCAATTTGGTTTTAAACGTTACGTCTAGCGGTTCACTTACTGCCACACGAAACCTTATTGTACCGACCACCGCAAAACAATATTACATTTTTAATAATACGTCGGGTAGCCAAAGCATTACGGTAAAAACTTCCGCAGGTACTGGCGTTATAGTTCCCAATGGCGGCAAGGCTCTTGTTTATTGTGATGGCACTAATGTGGTTCCGGCTATTAATTCTTTGCCGGTTTCTGCAACGGTTACTTACAAACTCCCAACCACTGACGGCACTAATGGTCAACTACTACAAACAAACGGTTCCGGAACGTTGTCTTTTACTACTGTCACTCCGGGCATTTCAACAGGCAAAAGTATCGCTATGGCGATGATTTTCGGATTCTGAGGACTAACAAATGGCTAATCCAAATATTGTTGCCGTAACGACTATTTATGGCACCACAACGTATTACACCCCATCCGGCACATCAGCTGTTGTGCTGCTTCCTAACGCTGCTTCATCCGGCAAGGTATATAAAATTAACCAGATTGTCGCGGCCAACACGACTGGCACTGCGGCCAACGCTACGGTAAGTATTTATACCAACGGCGCTGTAGCTCAAGGCTCGGCCCCTTCTAGCGGTACTGCATACCCCGTGGTGTCGGCGGTGTCGGTTCCGGGCAACGCTTCGCTGATTTGCGTAGACAAGACGACTGCCATCTATCTTCAAGAAGGCACGTCTATCACGATTACCTCGGGCACGGCCAACGCGCTGACGTTCAGCATTAGTTACGAAGACATTTCCTAACAGGGGCATCTATGTCGATGCGTTACAAGGGCGGTTTTATCAACGCCACGGCTCCAACGGTTACGTCTAGCTCTGCTATTGGCGTGTGGACGCTTGCACAGCAACTCCAGTATCTGGCTGCTGGTACTTGGCCCGCCCCGTCTGGCCCCGCTACTGTTATTCAGGTCTTCACCTCTTCCGGCTCGTGGACTTGCCCGACTGGTGTTACCACGGTTGACTATCTGGTAGTTGCTGGTGGGGGTGCTGGCGGATATGGAAATAGTGATGTGAGTGGCGGTGGTGGTGGTGCTGGGGGCTTCCGAACTGGAACTGGCCTATCGGTTACTGCTGGTACCACTTACACGATTACTGTTGGGGCTGGAGGGACTGCTCCCGCAAATGGAAGCACAGCTGCTCCAAATGGCTCAAATTCTGTATTCAGCACCATTACATCTGCTGGCGGCGGCGGCGGGAACAATTTCCCTTGGGCAAATACTGCCGGAAATAACGCTGGCAGCGGCGGCTCCGGTGGAGGCGCAACTAGAACGGTTGGCACATTTGGGTCTGGTAATACTCCATCAGTAAGCCCCTCACAAGGAAATAATGGAGGCAACACTGGCTCGCCCACCAATACAGATTATGGTGGCGGCGGCGGCGGTTCGTCGGCTGTTGGTGGCAACACAAGAAGTGGCCCATTGGCCGGTTTGGGTGGCGCTGGCACAGCATCAACTATTTCTGGTTCATCTGTAACTTACGCTGGTGGTGGTGGAGGAGGCGGCCCATTGGCTGCCACTGGCGGTGCTGGCGGGACAGGCGGCGGTGGTGCTGGAGGCTCTACTACAACTGCGGGAACATCTGGCACTGCCAATACCGGTGGTGGCGGCGGCGGGGGTGGTGGAACTTCTAACGCTGGCTCTAGTGGCGGCTCAGGCATCGTAATCATCTCTTACGTCATCCCAATTACCAACAAAGTCGCAATCTTCTATACCTCTGGCTCGTGGACCTGCCCGACTGGTGTGACTAGTGTGGATTACCTAGTTGTCGCTGGTGGTGGTGGTGGCGGTGGAGCTGCAAATTCTGCTGGTGGAGGGGGCGGTGGTGCGGGTGGTTTTCGCGCTGGTACTGGTCTATCAGTAACTGCTGGAACCACTTATACAATTACTGTTGGAAGTGGGGGTGCTGGGTCATTTAGCACTGGTGGATTTGGTACGTCAGGGTCAAATTCAGTATTTAGCACGGTAACCTCTGCCGGAGGTGGCGGAGGTGCTGCTGAAGGATTGGTTTCGCCATATAGTGCAGCCGGAGTTTCTGGCGGCTCTGGTGGAGGTGGTTGTAGAGCTGGGGCGGGCGGTTCTGGAAATACACCATCAGTAAGCCCCGCACAAGGCAATAATGGCGGAAATGGTACTGCGTCAGGGCCGGGATTTGGTGGAGGTGGTGGTGGTGGTGCCGCCGCAGTTGGCAGCACTGGTTCTGGTTCTGCTGGTGGTAATGGTGGCAGCGGCACGGCATCAACAATTTCAGGAACCTCTGTCACATATGCTGGAGGTGGCGGAGGCTCCGTGTTTGGGGCGTCTACCCCCGGCAGCGGTGGTTCTGGAGGCGGAGGAGCTGGCGGAACTGCGGGTGGTGTAAACGGCAACAATGGCACAATAAATACTGGTGGCGGCGGTGGCGGTGCTAGTGGAGCTGTGGGTGTAAATACCACTGGCGGCTCCGGCGGCTCCGGCATTGTAATCATCAAGTGGACCTAATAATGGAAACTAAGATTTACCTGATGTATGGGATTGACACGGCAATGCACCTGCTTCGTCCGGGTGCTAAGTGGGAAATCTCCAACACCATGATTACCCGTTGGGAAGACCCGCGCCCGTGTCCTACTTGGGAAGAACTCATGGACACGATGGAGAAGATTAAGGCATTTGAAGATTCCATCAACACCATCCTGTTGCCGGAGCAGATTGAACAAATCACCGGCTTTAAGAAGATGATTGAGGCCGCATGAGGATTGAAACCCTTTTCCCCACGCCTGTAGGGTTTTGGAATCTTGTTCTGAACAAGGACGAGATTGACTTTGTTCGTAGTCTTGAACAACGCCCTAACGAGGGAAATACAACAAGTAAGAATAATTATTTGTTGCGTGAGCCGGAAATGGAGCGGTTGAGTTTGTTTGTTGATAGCTGCCTCGATGAGTACATGAAGGCAACCTACGCGCCTAAGTACGATGTAAAGCCCTATATCACGCAGTCATGGGCCAACTATACGAAGGCTGGTCAGTATCACCACAAGCACGCACACCCCAATAGCTTCATCTCTGGCTGCGTGTATATCGCTGCCAAGGGCGACAAGATTTATTTTTACCGTGATGGGTACCAGCAAATCAAACTGCCAACAGAAAACTGGAACCCATATAACAGTGAGTCTTGGTGGTATGAAGTTAACGAAGGCGATGTGATTTTATTCCCATCAAGTCTTACACACATGGTTCAAACGGTAGACGGAGAAGAGCGCATCAGCATTGCGTTCAATAGTTTCTTGAAAGGCACCATTGGTAGTGCTGATGAATTGACTGAACTGGAGATTTAAGATGGCACATTTTGCCGAACTCGATGCTAACAATGTCGTACTGCGAGTCATCGTGGTCGGCAATAAAGATACCGCTGATGCCAATGGTGTAGAGAAAGAATACATTGGTGCTGCTTTTTGCGAGCGCCTGTTTGGCGGCACTTGGAAGCAAACCTCCTACAACGGCAACATTCGCAAGAACTACGCTGGTATTGGTTACACCTACCGCGAGGACATCGACGCCTTTGTTCCGCCGCAGCCTTTTGCCTCTTGGGTGTTGAACGATAAGGCACAGTGGGAAGCGCCGGTGGCTATGCCTACTGATGACAAGCGTTACTCGTGGGATGAAACCCAACAAAATTGGATTGAGGTAACAAATGTCTAAACGCTATCCCGGTGGGCTGATTACTAAGACTCCGGTAACGCCGACCACTGCGTCTGCCCCGGGAATCTGGACGCTCGACCAAGCCCTCCAGTACATCAAAGCGGGAACGTGGCCTATTGTGGGCGGCACTGACCCCTACTTCCCCTACGTCACCATGCTGCTTCACGGCGATGGGACTAATGGTGCCCAGAACAATACGTTCCTAGACTCCTCGACCAACAACTTTACGATTACGCGGAATGGCAATACCACTCAGGGTTCGTTCTCGCCCTATGGTAGCAATTGGTCGAACTACTTTGGCGGTGTTTCTGGCAATTATTTGGCTCCGCAGTCCGCTACTAGTTCTGTTGCGTTTGGAACCGGCAACTTCACTTTTGAGTGTTGGCTTAATGCAGATTCAACGTCAGGCAACAATTTTGTCTTGGATGCTCGGTCATCTAGCAGTCAAAACAATCTGTGTTTCTTGATTCAAAGCGGTTCTTGGTTATGGCAGTACGCCGGAACCAACATCATCTCAACAGCATCGGGGATGATTACTGTTGGGACTTGGAACCACGTTGCATTTGTCCGCAATAGCGGAACTTTGTCGCTGTATGTCAATGGGTCTTTAATCACCAGCGTTTCTGACAGCACGAACTATGCTGCGGCAGCGGCTGCTGGTCGCCCCGGAATCGCGGGTGGTGGGTTCAACACCACAGAAATCTTTAAGGGCTACATCAGCAATCTTCGTATTGTCGTCGGCACTGCTGTCTACACCTCGGCCTTCACCCCCAGCACCACCCCACTCACCGCCATCTCCGGCACCTCGCTGCTGACCTGCCAGTCCAACCGCTTCATCGACAACAGCAGCAACGCCTTTGCCATCACGGTCAACGGCACCCCGTCCGTACAACGCTTCTGTCCGTTCTCTCCGACTGCTGCTTACTCTACTTCCGTAATTGGTGGTAGTGGGTACTTTGATGGGAGTGGGGATTCTTTAAGTAGTGCCACTACGCTTCTTCCTGCATTAACAACAAACACATTTACCATTGAAGGTTGGGTGTACCCAACTTCTTTCTCCGCCCTAAATTATATTATTGGGGATATGCAAACTAACGCAAGTACAAGTAATGCACTTGCAGTTAGGTTGGAAACAACAGGTGCTGTGACTCTTTATTGGTTTGATGGTGCAATTAAAACTTGTACTGGCAACAGTACAATGATTAAAAACCAATGGAACTATTTTGCCGTTGTTGTAAATGCAAATGCCATTTCTATATACGTCAACAAAACCACCGCCGACACACTAACCGGCACGACGACACTAACAAATAGAACAGTAAGCGTTGGGTTGGGCGTTGGTTCTTATTATAATAATAATTCTCCAGCATACTATTTTAATGGCTGGCTTGGGGATTTGCGGGTATCTACTACCAATAGAACAATATCAACCATCCCCACAGCACCATTTGCAAATGATGCAAACACACGCTGGCTAATTCAAGGCACCAACGGCGGCATCTTTGACAACGCGATGATGAACGACTTGGAGACGGTTGGTAACGCTCAGATTTCTACTAGCGTGTTCAAGTTTGGTACTGGGTCGCTGTCGTTTGATGGGACGGGGGATTGGCTGACCGCACCAAACAGCAAGGGTCTTTACATCGGCTCTGGTGACTTCACCATTGAAGGTTGGCTATATCTGAATGCTCTTGGTTCAACCAAAGGCATTGTGTCGCAGTTCAACTCTGGTGGCTCTGGCCCCGGTTGGACGCTATACACAAAAACCACTAACGTACTTGAGTTTTATGGCGGCAGTGGCACTGTCACAGTGACTGGAACTACGGCAATCTCGGCAACCACATGGACGCATTTTGCGGTTGTTCGTAGTGGCTCCACAATTACGATTTACATCAACGGTACGGCGGGTGGTACGGCAACAAACTCATCGTTTAGCGATGACACAACCGCGCTTGTCTACGTTGGTGGCCGCGCTGACAACTCCGCTCTTTCACTTAACGGCTACATCGACGACCTCCGCATCACCAAGGGCTATGCCCGATACACCTCTAACTTCACTCCGCCGACGGCGGCGTTCCCGAATCAATAAGGACTGACCATGCTCTACTCAAAACTTGGTTCTATTCCGAAACCTGAGACTGATGGCACTGAAGGTTGGATTGAAGTACCGGAAGCGCCAGAAGCTCCTGAAGGCAAGGAGGTGGTCTGGTGGTATCCCCCGGGCTGGGTGGTGCGTGACCCCAAGCCGGAAGGTGATTGGAACTGGAGCCAGTCTGAAGAGCGATGGATAGAGGCTGTTGTTGCTACTGTTGAAGATACGGTTATTGATATGCCTAGTGCCAATGATTCTATTAACGTCGGTACGGCATCCCCAACAATCATTGTCTAATGAATCGTTTAAATCCCACTATCCTTGCTCTTAGCGCTTCGGCGCTGGTGGGTATTGCATTACACGAAGGATACAGTCCGGTTGCCTATGAGCCTGTAAAGGGCGATGTACCTACAATTGGTTTTGGTACAACAGAAGGTGTTAAACACGGAGATACCATAACTCCAGAACGCGCTCTGACCCGCCTTTTAAATGATGCTAACAAGTTCCAAACCGCCGTCAAGACCTGTGCACCTGTACCAATGTTTCAATATGAGTTTGATGCGTATGTTTCGTTGACTTACAATATTGGCGCAAAGAACTTTTGCGGTTCTACGCTAGCAAAAAAACTCAAAGCCGGTGATTATGCCGGGGCGTGTAAAGAAATTCTTCGCTGGGATAGGTTTAAAGGCAAGCCCCTTGCAGGATTAACAAAACGCAGGCAAAAGGAGTATGAACAATGCTTGGGTTCTTGATGAATCGTTGGGTATTGGGCGGATTGGCCGGGCTTGTTATGCTCGGTTTTGTCTATTTTAAGGGCGTCAACCACGGCAAAGAAGTTGTTCAACAGAAGTGGGATGCGTATAAAGTAGCGCAAGAACGCGAAGTTCAAATACTCAAAGACCAAGCCCGCGAAACAGAACAAATCCTACAAAAAGAAATAAACAAGATTCAGAAGGAAAAAGTTAATGCAAATCAAATTGCTACTACTCGGTACAACGCTCTCATTAACAGCCTGCGCAAGCGCCCCGAAGCCCGTCAAGACCCAGTGTCCAACGATTCCGGAAGTGGTGTGGGATGTACGGGTGCGGGATTGGCAAGGGGAGATGCAGAATTTCTTGCTGGGTACGCTGCCGACGCAGCCCGGCTTCAAGCTGCCTATGACTCCTGTCGAGAAGCCTACGAAGTAATACATCATGCCACTCGGTAAACTCGTATTTAAACCCGGCATTAACCGGGACCAAACAAATTACGCTTCCGAGGGTGGTTGGTATGAGTGCGACAAAATTCGGTTTCGTTCTGGATTCCCTGAAAAGATTGGTGGTTGGCTTCAATACAATACGACAAGACTAATTGGCGTTTGTCGTTCTTTGTTTTGCTGGATTACAACAGATGGCAATAATCTTTTAAGCGCCGCAACAAACAAAAAAGTTTATGTGGAGTCCGGAACTCTTGGTTTTGATATTACCCCAGTTAGAATGATATATACCAACCTTGGTATAACTGGACTTTCGGCAACGGCATCTGTTGGAACTGTAAACGCAGTAATAGGAAACCCTGTTACTGGGGTATCTGCAAATACTTTTGTTGGTAATGAAACTGTTTACACGCCATCTACTGTAAATGGAAATTCCGTAACCAGTTATTTGGGTGTGGTTGGAGTGAGAATAACATGAGCATTCTTCAAACCACAATTGGCTCAAAAGTGGTTACCGTTAACATTCCAAATAATGGAGCGTTAGACGGTGACTATGTTTTATTTTCTGACATTAATACAACTGTTGGTGGTATTCCTTTATCTGAATTAAATACCAATCATCTTATTTCAAATGCTTTAGTCAACTCATTTACTATTAGTGTTGAAACTGCCGCTACGTCTACGGCATCTTATGATGGCCCAATAACAGCAACATTTGATATTCATTCCGGTAATGAAATTGGCTCATTCGGTTATGGTTGGGGTGCTGGTCCTTGGAGCAGAGGCGCTTGGGGCAGTGGATGGTCTATTCCAATTTACCAACCGCCAAGACTTTATACACAAGACCGATTTAATGATGATTTGATTTTCTGCATAAGAAATGCAGACATTTATTACTGGGCTTACGACAATACATTTTCAACCCGCGCGGTCCTTATGTCTTCATTGAGTGGCGCAGCGGACGTCCCACAACTTGTTGGCAGCATTTTAATGTCGCAACAAGATAGACACTTGATGGCATTTGGATGTACTGCATACGGCAGTAGTGTTTATGACCCGCTATTGATTAGGTGGGCAAGTCAGGATGCGCCTGAGTTTTGGACGCCGGGAACTGTGACGGTTCCGTCTACCGGACGACTTAGTTCTGCCGGATTCTTTAGATTGACCAATGGCTCTGAAATCATTGCAACAGAACGCACCCGCCAAGAAATTCTTGTATTTACAGATTCAAGTCTGTATTCAATTCAATATGCCGGAACCGATGCTGTGTTTACAACGCCACAGCAGATGTCTGATAACACATCCATTATTTCTCCGGGCGCATCCACTACTGTAAATAACGTTACATATTGGATGGGTATTGATAAATTCTATGCATATAACGGTCGTGTAGAAACTCTTCCGTGTACATTGCGTCAATACATATTCCAAGATATTAATCGTGCAGCATCCGACCAAATTGTTTGTGGAACAAACGAACAATTTAATGAAGTCATTTGGTTTTATGCATCAGAAGATTCTAACGAAGTAAATCGTTACGTTATTTATAACTATTTAGAACAACTTTGGTACTACGGCAGTCTTGTAAGAACTGCTTGGTTGGATTCTCCTTTGCGTGAATATCCTCAAGCAGCCTCCACCAATGGTTTTCTTTATGACCATGAAAGAGGCACAAATGATGACCTGCTGCCAATGACTTCATATATTTCGTCTGGTGATATTGACATTCAAGATGGCGACCAGTTTATGTTGATTCGCCGCATCATTCCTGACGTTAATTTCACCGGCACAAATTCAAACACAGCAACTGTAAAAATGACTATTAGTCCCAGAAACTTTCCGGGGGCTGCGTATCAAACAAACAATGCAGAAAATACTGGCCTGACAAAAAATGTTGATTTGTCAACTACGGTTCCTATTGACCAATATACAAATCAAGTATTTATTAGAGCCAGAGGCAGGCAGATTCGTTACAAAATTGCTTCGGATGAACTTGACGTTCAGTGGCAACTTGGCATTCCACGCGTTGATGCAAGACCTGATGGCCGGAGGGGATAATGGGCATGATTAAGTTTAGGTCGCCCGCCCTTCCACTTCCTTGGAAAGATTACAACCCTGACCAACAAAACCAACTTATTCGGGCGCTCAATATTTATTTCAGTCAACTGGATTCCACCACTCCATTACAAGCTGAATATTTTCGTGGGCGCGGTGACCAGTTGGTTCAACCATATGCAATGTTGATTAGCAGCGTTGACCAAGCAAGTGCTGGTATTACAAGTGAAAATCTGATTGAGTATGACCCTCCATCTATAACAAATGGCATCACGGTTGTAAACAATACAAAAATTTATGTACCTTATGCCGGTCAGTATTTGGTTACTTTTTCTCTTCAAGTAACAAATAGAGGCAATTCGGCTGGTGAATTTGAGGTTTGGGCAAAACGTGGAAATATTAATATTGAATCCAGTAATACACGTTTTGACATTGCGGCAAGAAAAAGCTCAACAATTTGGTCACATATAGTTCCAACAATTACATTAATTTTTGATGTAACTGACCCAAATACTGAATATTTTCAGTTAGCTTGGTGGTCTGATAAAACAACTGTATACCTTGAAAACTATGCCGCCGGGACAAGTCCTAGCAGACCGGCCATACCTTCTGTAATTTTTACAATCAATTTGATATCTGCCAACCCTTAACAGTATGATTATGCCAATTGTTCAGATGGTGCCACTATGAGTCTTCAAAACCTTGCTAATTATTTAGCGGCCCACGGTCGCGGAAAAGACAAAATGCTAATGCACGTTACCCCGGCGGAAGTGGCTGGCTTGCAAAGCATTGCAATGGCTGCTGGTGGCAGTTTGTCTGTGAATCCTAATACTGGTCTTCCGGAAGCTGGTTTCTTTGACTTTATAGGGAATATGCTCCCAGAAATTATTGGAACCGCCGCCGGTGTTGCTACGGGCAATCCTTATGTTGGAGCCGCTGTTGCCGGTGCCGGTAAGACTGCTCAAACAGGCAATTTGATGTCTGGCGTTATGGCAGGGCTTAGTGCATATGGTATGCAGGGTCTTGGTCAGGGTATTGCAAATGCTGCCACCCCGGCTGCGGGTGCTACTGGCGCTGCCGGAGCCGGTACTGCTGCAACAACCGGTGCTGGAATTACTCCCGCCGCAGCGCAAAGCGCTTTAGGCCAAACCGCCGGAACAAGTGGATTTACAGGCGCTGGTTCTATTGGATTAAAAGCACCAGAACTTGCTCCGAGCGCTCTGTCTACTTCTGGCGCGCAAGTGGGCGGCGCGCTCCCCACGTTAGGTGATGTTGGTATTGGCTCAGTAGCAGGTCCAACGGAATTTGGCGGTAGTACACTTGGCACCATGTCGGCAAAAGCACCGCTGACTTTTGAAAACTTTAAAGCTGGCCTTCAAAATATTACGGGCGAAGGTGGCATCAAGGCTCTTCAAACCGGTCTTGGCGAAGCGGGCAAGCCGCTCACTGGCGGTCAACTTGCTGCTCGTGCTGCCATGCCACTTGCTCAGGTGGCTATGTCTGCCGCCGCACCAGAACCGTTTAAGCCTGAAGATAACTCAGGTCTGTGGGGCAAGTACACGCCCCTATCTGAATTCCGCAAGCGCTATCGCGGCTATGCTCAGGGCGGTGTTTTGGAACAAAACCCGATGATGCAAGACACCAGCCGTCAAGGTTTAAACCTTGATATGCGTGACCATCCGCTTCAGGAACCCATTAATAACAATGCCGGATATGCCAAGGGTGGCTATCTTGATGGTCCCGGCGATGGCATGAGCGATGACATCCCGGCAACCATTGAAGGCAAGCAACCCGCTCGTCTGGCAGACGGTGAGTTTGTCATTCCGGCAGATGTCGTATCCCATCTTGGGAATGGCTCTACAAAGGCTGGCGCAAAGCGTTTATACGAGATGATGGCTCGGGTTCGTAAGGCTAGAACCGGGAATGAAAAACAAGGCAAACAAATCAATCCCCATAGATTCGTACCGACATGAAGGCACAACACGTTCCACAAACACACATTCATTTTGTGTGGCCGGATGTAAAGGAATATATTGAAAATGCTCTGAATTACTGCGGTGGTGAATATACGGCAGAGCAATTAAAGGTTTTATTAGTAAGAGGTGAGCAACATCTATTGGTTGCGGTGGATAAAAATAATAAAATCAACGGATGTGCAACTGTACAATTTATTGACTATCCAAATTTTCGGGTGGCATTTATCACAAGCATTGGTGGTAGGCTTATCTCAACGCCCGATACTTTTGAGGAATTAATTAATTGGTGCAAATTTAACGGGGCAACTAAAATACAAGGCGCGGCTCGCGAGTCAATTGAAAGATTGTGGAAAAAGTTGTTTAAATTTGAGCGGCGTTATGCAATTGTGGAGAAAGACATATGAGTGGCGGCGGCGGCGGAAATCAAACAGTTAGTCAGGTAACGATTCCAAAGGAGTTGATTCCTTACGTTAAGGAAAGCATTGAAAATGCTCAAAAGGCTGCTGCGCTTCCTTATGTCGGTTATTCGGGCGAAAGAATTGCCGATTTTACTCCGGAACAACTGGCCGTTCAACGCAGCGTAATGGGTTTAACCGCACCCGGAGAAATACAAGAAGGTGCACAGGGAACCCGTCAGGCCGGGCAAATGGCAATGAATACGGCAACCCGAGGGCTTGACCGTGCGCTTGGATTTACACCGGGTACATTTTCTGGTCGGACCGCTCAGTATTACATGAGTCCGTTTCAACAAGCCGTTACAGATTCCTCGCTTCGGGAAGCGCAACGAAGCTACGACATTGAGGCTCGCCGTGCCGCGCTCAGGTCTGGTGCGGGTGGCGCCGGTAGCAGCGCAGAAGCATTGATGCGCGCCGAAGGTGCACGCAATATTAATCAGCTTCGCTCTGATATTCAGGCCAAGGGTTCTCAGACCGCTTATGAAAATGCCCAATCTCAATTTGAGCGTGACCGTGCAGCTGCCGCTACTGCTGCTCAACTGTCTGGTCAGGTTGGTCAAACTGGTCTTGCGCAAACAACTGCTGCGGCAGGTCAAATGGCTGACATTGGTAGCGCCCGTCAAGCCGCTAATTTGCAACGTTTCCAAGCGCAAAAAACAATTGCAGATACGATTCAAAAGCGCGAACAAGACATCCTGTCGCTCAAGTACGAAGACTTTCTTCGTCAGCAAGGTTTCCCCAAGGAAACTGCCGCTTGGTATTCGTCGATTGTTCGTGGTCTTCCGATTGCAAATTCCGGTACCACAACAACCACCGGAAGCGGGTCAAATCAGTATGCACAAGGTCTTGGCGCATTGTTGACCTTGGCCGGTCAATCCAAACTGTTTGGGTGATGTATGAACCTTCTTAAAGCGCAAGATTTATTAAAGGGTGTGCCTGACGCAAAACTGGCGGAACTGACAAACAATCCGCAGGGCGATATTCCGCCCTTTTTGGTTGCCGCAGAAGCCGCCAGACGTTCTAAGGTGCGTCAGGAATACAGCGCTAATATGCAGGGTAAGGCGCCTTCTTCCACTGTCATGGAAGACCTTATGAACAATCTTGGGCTTGCTAATTTAAAGCCGCCCGGCCAACAACAAGTTGCCATGCAAGCGCCGCAAATGCCAGCGGCCCCGCAGCAGCCCGTTCAAATGTATGACGGTGGCATTGTTGCCCTTGCTGAAGGCGGTATGCCTAGACAGGAAGATATTGAAAGTTATTTAAACCCAGAGGCAGGTGGTAGTGAGTCTGGCTTTGGCGCAAGCATTGCTCCATATATTCCGGGCCTTGAGGGCCGAGTTCGTGCTGGAGTTTTGGGTTCAGCAAATCCCAAACAGCCAACCATTTCTGGATATCAGATTGGGTATGAAGATGGAAAGAACGCTGCGCTAGCTAGCATCATCCCAACTCCTATGGGAAATATTGCAAATGCAGAATATCGTCGTCAACTTGGCGATGACTCTGAAATTGCTTTGCGTGGCAGCTTAAGTCCATTTAAACAAATGGCATCAGATTTCCGTCAGGCTCCGCTATCGATTGAATACACAAAACGTTTTGCTGATGGTGGCATTGCATCCTTCGCCAGTGGCGGCGAATCTGATATGTACAAATATATGCCTGACTATGCCTCCAAAATTTCTATCCCGGATTTGCCGGGATTTGAAAGTTTTATGAGCCAAGTTCAAGGCAATTTTGGTGAAAGCGAACTTCCCAAATATCGCAAAGAAATTTCCGAAGAGCGCGAGCGTTTACAGAAAGAAGCGCCCACCGGGATTTCTAGTTTGTTAAAAAATATTGGTCAGGGTTTAGTTGCATCGAAGCAGCGCGGATTTGTTGGTGCTTTTTCAGAAGGCATTAGTGCTGGTATTTCTATGCAAGATGCAGCAGAACAAAAACATAAAGAAGCCATGCGTCAACTCCGCACTTCTGAAGTTGAGATTGCACAAAAAGAACGCGCTGAAAAGATGGGCCAATTTGGCCTTGCCAAGCAACTTGAAGACAGCGCTGTCAATCGCAGGAACTCAGCCATCACTCAAAGCCAACAAGCTGCTCAACTGGCGCTTACTGGTCGTCGTTATGAGGATGAAGCCAAAGAAGCGGCGGCAAGGCTTCTGGTTGATAAAGAACGACTTGGAGTCGAACGGGAAAAAGTAGCGTTTGACAAATCACAACGTGGACAACTTACACCCAGAGATGTAATTGGTTTATCTACAGATATTTACGCAAGACTGAGTTCAGCAAGGGAAAACCTTGACAAACTTTACAAAGATGCATCAGAAAACCCAAATCATTGGTATAGCCTTGAAAAAGAAAGAATCAATTCTTTACCAACTAACACAGAACGTCAGGTTGCTTTACAAAGATTACGTCAAGGATTAGAAAGAGATTATGGAATTACTGGGTTAAAATCCAGACTTCAATCGCTTGAATCAATGTTTTCTAAATAACTATGCCCGTCAGTATTGACGTCCCCGGTCTTGGGCCGGTATCTATACCAGACAATGTCCCAGAGGGGCAGGTTGACTCATACATCAATGCTTTAGCAAAAAAGCGTGGGGTAGACATTGCTCCGCCGCCTCCTCCTGCGCCCAAGTCATACGGCATTGGCGCTGCCGCACAAGATATTGGCGTTAGTGCGCTTGGCCTTGTTCCAAGTGTGGTTGAAACGTTTGCGGAATTCACTCCCACAGATAGGGCGCTTGCAGCTATTGGCGCTCAACGTGGCATTGCTGGATTAATGCCAGAAACAGAAATTGGCAAAGACATCAGCAAATATGGTGTTTTGCGCGGTACTGCAAAATCTTTGCGAGACCTTCAAAAAGATTTATACACAGAACAAGCCCAAGCAGCGCAAAAAGAATTCCAACAAAAACTGGCAGAACAAGAAGGCATTGCCGGTCAGGCTGGCGTTGCGTTTAAAGAAACCCTTACAACCCCTGAACTTCTTACTTCGCAGCTTCCCGAGTCGCTGCTGTCGATGATTGGCGGGCGTGGCATAGTCAAAGGTGCGGAAAAACTCATCAAGGGCGTTGCCCCCGAGTTTGTCAAAGAAGCCGGTGAAAAAGCCGTTGGCAAGGCAGCAGAAAAACTTGGTGCAGAACGTGTAGCCAAACTTAAAGAATTCACTGGTGGGCCTGAGACGCTTCGTACCGTTGCCGGTGGCGCTGCCTTGCAGGGCGCAAGCGTTGCAAACCAAAACTTTATTACAACGATGGATATGCCGCTGGAAAAACTGGCGGCAACTCCCGAGTATCAAGAAGCCATCGAATCAGGCATGACCCCGGATGAAGCGCGTTTAAGCGTTGCCCGAGGTGCAGCAAATGGTGCCCTTGCTCCTGCAACTGCTCTGTCAATTGTTGCGCAATATGCTGTTCCCGGCGGCTCGTCGTTTGAACGGCTTTTTGCTGGCGCTACGGAACGTACATTAGGTGCTCAAGGTGCGCTTCAGGTTGCTAAACAGATTGGCAAATCCACGCTCGGTGAAGCCGGTTCTGAAGCTCTGGAAGAGGGCGGTGGACAGTTTATTTCTAACATCTTTACTCCGGGTCAAGAAGACTTAACCCAAGGCGTTGGCGCTGCTGTTGGTGCAGCTGGTGCATTGGGCGCACTCATGGGTGGTGGTGCCGGTGGCATTAATGCACTTCAAGCAAGACGCGCACAACAAGTCATCGAAGAGCGTCAGGCTGAAGAAGAGCGTGCACGGCAAGAACTGGATGCGCGTATGCCTCCGGTTGAACAAATTCAACACCCTGAGCCTGCACAGATTGCTCCAGAACAGGTTCGTAGCACAGCGCAAGGATTGGTCACAAGTCTTCAGCCGGGTGCAACGTTTAATCTTAATGATATTGTCAATACCTCCGGGCTTGCTGGCGGTGACGCAGCCGCTGTAGCAAATGACCTTTTAAACAGGGGCGAAATTATCCGTGAACCGGGTGACGCCTTTAGTTTCCGCCGGGTAAATGATAACGAACGGGTAGTTCCATTAGGCAACCCGGACCAAAGTTACGTTTATACGGTACCTACAACTCGTGCAGGTTCTGAGATAAATGATGGCTATACCGTTGAATCTTCAGCACTTGGTGTTGCTAGAGATGTAGCCAACCAAGAAGAAGCAGACAAACTTAAACAGTTGATGTTGGACCGGGCCGGGGAACAGGCCGCTGTCGTAGATGAGCAGATAAACAATCTAATCGAACAAGAACGACAGGTTACCCGCACCATTGAAGAAGCAATGCTTCGACCTGAAATCACCAGAGAACAGCTTCAAGGTTTAACTGAATCTGGCACGCAAGCCAGCGAAAAGATTAAACAAGAGATTGCCAAGCTGGAAGAACAGAAAGCGGCAATTCTTGCCGAGCCTGTTGTTACTCCCATCAATCCCCGCGCAGAAAACGGCTATGAAGTGCGTTTACACACTCCGGGTGAAGCAGCACGCGTGCTTTCAGGCTTTGCCACCGAACAGGAAGCATATGATGCAATCATCGACAACGCTTCTCCCGAACAAGAACGAAGCATTGTTGAAGACCCCGCATACGAAGGCGTTCGCAATCGCTTAGAAGAACGTGCCGCCCAACTTGAAGAAGCACCTTTAGAAGCACCTTTAGAAGTACCTTTAGAAGCACCCGAAGTAACTCCTGAGATGCAGGAAAAGGTCGAGCTGGTTAGCAATCGTATGCGTACTGTTCTTGACCAGATGGGTTTAAAGAACATTGGCCTAAATGTTCAACAGCGTCTTCAAGAAGCCGTAAACGGTAAATTAACTGCCGTGGATGGGTATTACCTCAACCGCGTAATTGCAGCCTCACTGGAAGGCTCTCGTGACGTTACATCCACTATTGGACACGAAACCATCCACGCCCTGCGTGAGCTTGGAATGTTCAGTGATAAAGAATGGAACATCCTTACCAAGAAGGCTAAGTCTGAATGGATTAAAAAGTACGACATTGAAAGTCGTTACGAAGGCGTAAACCTGAGCGACGAGAAGGTTATCGAGGAAGCTATCGCAGATGCCTTTGGTAACTGGCTTCAAGGCAATCTTGAGGAACGCGGTGTCGTTGCTGGATTGTTTAACCGCATAAAGCTGTTCTTACAGAAAGTTGGTGATGTCTTCCGGGGGCAGGGTTTCACCAATAGTGAAGATGTATTTAAACGTGCGCGTACCGGAAAACTTCAGGGTGAGCGTGCAGCTAAAGAAGGCGAAGGCGCACAATACGCAAAGGATATGGTTGGATTTGTTATGCCGTCTGGCATGGCAAAGTTAAAAGGAGCAGAAGATGTTCGACAAGCCGGAGACGGAAGAGGACGGGGCGAGGGCAGCAGATTTGCGCCTCTTGAAGGCGCTACATCAGTCCGAGGTTTTCAAGGCCCAGACCCGCGCCTTGTTAGGGTCGCAGAAGACTACGCCCGACGAAATGGAATCCAGTTTAAACGACAGTCAGAGTGGGCAAAAGTAGACCCTGACCGGGCAAAGCGTATTGCTGATGCCTATGAAGCAATGGAACACGCGCCAACCGACCCGGTTGTGCGTGAAGCATATGACAATTTAATAAATCAAACAGTTGCTCAGTATCAAGCGCTTGCTGATGCCGGGTATAAGTTTTGGTTTATTGATTTAAACAATCCTGAAAACGTTGAGTATTTGTCTAGCCCTTGGAATGCCATGCGTGACATTCGCGCAAACAAGGAAATGGGCGTGTTCCCGACAAACTATGGGTTTGGTTCTGACGAAGAGTTCAGCCCAGAAGCCAATCCGTTGCTTAAAGACACGGGCATTAAGTGGCCGGTCGGTGGTGTTGATGGTCCGCTTCAACCGGTCCTTGCCAATGACCTATTTCGCGCTGTACATGATGCGTTCGGCCACGGTCTTGAAGGCGCAGGGTTCCGTGCAGATGGCGAAGAGAATGCTTGGCAAGCACACCGGAAACTGTTTACTGGTTCTGCGGTTGGTGCAATTACATCTGAAACGCGCGGGCAAAATAGCTGGTTAAACTTTGGCCCGCATGGCGAAAAGAACAGAAACGCAAAGGTTGAAGACACAATCTTTGCCGACCAGAAAACTGGGTTAATGCCAGAGTGGACATGGAATGAGGGCATTATTCCTGATGCTCAGTATGCCCTGCCGCGCACGGTTAACGTAGATGGCAAGGAACGTCCAACTGGCATTTTTGATTCATCACAATTAAAAGTGCTTCAGAACGAAGACTTTGATACCTATAGTGTTTACGGTCCGGATGATGAAAGAATTGGCCCGAAGTTTGAAACCGTTGAGGAAGCGCGCGACCTAGCAAATAGTTTGTCCAAGCCAATCCACCCAACTGTTGAGGGTGTAGAAAACTTTTGGCGTTGGTTTGGCAATAGCAAGACTGTTAATCGTTTCGGCGTTCCTCAAGTTTGGTACCACGGTACTGCGCGCGAAATCAGTAAATTTGAACCCAAACAAGCAAAAGCAATATTTCTTACACAAGACCCAGAGTTTGCTGAAGGTTTTGCTTCTGGTTCAGAGAGGTTTATGATAAGGAATGCCACAAAGTTTGTTGACGAAAAAATTGTAGAACAGGCAATTCGACGCGGAATTTCCAATGCCGTTGCTGACGGTCAGGTAGGTCGCGCCGCCGCGAATGATTGGCTTAAACACAGAAATGAATGGCAGACGAATGAACTTTTAACTGGCGCTCTTATGTCCCATATGGGCGACTATGTATCTGATGAAATTAAAAAAGAACTGCCATCTGGTCAAAACATCATTCCTATATTTGTCCGTGCCGAAAAACCATTTGATTACCGTAATGAAGGACACATTGATGACTTGACTGCTTGGGTAGAGTCTTTGGACAAACAAAATCCTGCGCGCAAATTCATCCTTAAAACTATGGATGAAATTGAAAATGGCGCGTGGGACCGTATTGAATCGCCCGCTGTTCAATCCTTCTTAAAGGAACGCGGCTACGATTCTTTCTTTGTTTCCGAAGGTGGCAAAAAGAATCTTGCAGTTTATGACCCGAATCAAGTCAAGTCTGCCGTTGGTAACACGGGTGCGTTTAGCCGTGACTCCGGTGAGATTCAATATGCCCTGCCATTAAACCGCGAGGAACGAGATGAAATTGTTCGACGCGCTAAGGGCGACCGCGAGCTTGCAATCAAGATGCTTGGTTTTGCCAAGAACATGACGCCAGCAGAACGGAATAAGTTAAGCCGTGCAAATGCAGTCAAGATGATTGACTTGCTTGGAACTTTCCCGGATGTTGATGAGTACGCTGCTGTTGCTTACGCTGGCCGTGCCAAGCGTGGCTGGTATGAAAACTCTGCAAAGGCACTTGTTACCGTATTTGGTAATGATGCCCCACGTTTCGCTGCGCTACTTGCCGCGCTATCACCCCAGTGTTCCGTTCAGACAAATCTTTTAAACGCACTCAATCTTTGGAAAAACTGGACCGCAGCAGGCCGCCCGCTGGAACGCAGAAAAATCATGGAGATTGCTGGCCGTTCAGTTCAAGGCAACAAGGGTGAAAAATCTGTTCTTGAGGCGTGGCAAAACAATTCCGTCAGGGCGCTTACAATTCCCGATGTAAACAAGTTGGTTCTTTCTGGCCCGAAGGTAAACTCGTTTTTCCGAAACTTGGTTGGCGTTACGGATGAGGTAACCAATGACGCATGGATGGCAAATTTTGCTTTCATCGACCAAGAGCTGTTTAAAGGTGAATTAAACAAAGCTGAAACAGAACCCGGCAAACGTCCGGGATACATGACCCAAAGCGTAATTGTTCGCCGTGCGGCAGACCGTTTAACCAAACTCACTGGTGAAAAGTGGACGCCAGCAGAAATTCAAGAAACAGTTTGGTCATGGGCTAAGGCTTTGTACGAAGGCGCCGAAAAGGAAGGCATTAGCGCCGCTCAATTTCTTACGGAAAAGAAACTTACAGACGAACTTATCAACAGCGTTCCTGACTTCAACAGCTTATTCTTTGACGAAGTCTATGAATCTATTTTGCGTGGGGCGGGATATGGAAAACAACTTGACGAACTTGTACAACAGCGCAACCGAAATCGCGCAGAGCTATCAAAAGAAGAGCAAGACACTTATGGCGAAGCAAAACCATTTGGTTCAATTACTCAAGAAAAACTTGAAAAATCCGCAGCAGCGCGTCTTGACCGACTTAAGCAAAAACGAAAAGAAAGCGGTGTAGAAGAGCAGTTTGCTCTTCCGCAAAACATTCTTGGTCAGCCCGCACGTTTACCAACTTGGAACATCCCAACTGACTCCAAGTTGGACGATACAATTTATTACTTGCAGGACAAGATGATTGACCTCAAAAAGGTCATTCAAGAGATTACTAAAATCGCCGGTAATATTGCTGATAGGTGGAATCCATACCTTCAGGAAGAGCTTTACCACGGTCGTACCGCGCAGCAGACAGAGCGTTTCCTGCGTACTGAGTTGCGCCCGCTGTTGACTGACCTTGCTAAACACAACATCACCATTACCGAATTTGAAGAGTTCCTGCACAACCGCCACGCCAAAGAACGTAATGACCAGATTGCCAGCATCAATCCTTCGATGCCGGATGCAGGTTCTGGCATTTCAACTCAGGCTGCACAAAACTATTTAAACGCACTGCCACCGGCGCGCCGTCGTCTGTTGAACTCGATTGCACAAAAGGTCGATGACATCAATCGTGGCACCCGTCAGATTCTTGTTAAGTCTGGTCTTGAAACACCGCAGACGATTGCATCATGGGAGCAGACTTACCCCAACTATGTACCGTTGTTCCGTGAGGATGCAGATTATGTGACCTCATCCGGATATGGCGTTGGTCAGGGATTTAACATTCGCGGTGAATTCTCAAAGCGGGCCACAGGTTCCACGCGGAACGTTGTAGACATTATGGCGAACATAGTGATGCAACGTGAGCGCGCAATTGTTCGCGCCGAAAAGAATCGTGTGGCAAAGGCTTTGTATGGTCTGGCAGTACAGAACCCCAATCAAAAATTCTGGATGCCTATTGACCCCGAGGCAATCAAAAATCCAAATCAGATTCGTAATGAAATCATTGCAATGGGCATTAGTCCCAATGATTTGCAAAACATTTTTCAACAGCCGACCAAGCCAACTCTAGACCCAAGGACTGGGCTTGTCACTAACAAACTTGACCCGTTTGTTTTAAACAGCGACAACGTATTGGCTGTTCGGATTGATGGACGCAATCATTACTTGCTGTTTAACAATAACGAACCGCGCAGCAAACGCATGGTTACCGCCCTAAAGAATCTTGACGCTGACCAACTTGGTCGCGTGATGAATTTAATGGGCAAGATTAGTCGCTGGGTATCAAAAATTAACACTCAGTACAACCCTATTTTTGGTGTTGTCAACTTATTCCGTGACGTACAAGGTGCCGTACTTAATCTATCCACTACCCCGATTGCTAAAAAAACCAAAGAGGTTATGAATTTAAATAACCTTACGGATGCAATGGGTGCAATCTGGAGTGTTTCCCGCGCAGAACGAAACAATAGCCGAATGCCCAATACACAATGGGCAAAGCTCTGGCAAGAATTTCAGGAAGAAGGCGGTCAGACTGGCTACCGCAGCCAATACAGCAGCGCACAAGAACGCGCTGATGCGCTTCAAGATGAAATCAAAAAGATTTCTGAAGGTAAGTTAAGTCGTGCTGGTCGAGCCATGTTTGATGTCCTCAATGACTACAACACCTCGATGGAAAACGCGGTGCGTTTAAGCGCATACAAGGTGGCACTTGATAGCGGATTGTCAAAAGAACAAGCGGCTAGCGTCGCCAAGAATCTTACGGTCAACTTTAACCGTAAGGGTAAAATTGCAACTCAGGCTGGTGCGTTGTATTCGTTCTTTAATGCATCCATTCAAGGTACTGCGCGTTTAATTGAAACGATGGCCGGACCCGCCGGAAAAAAGATTCTTCTCGGTGGTTTTTTGCTTGGTGCAGTACAAGCAGCAATGCTTGCTGCCGCAGGATTCGATGATGATGAACCCCCTGAGTTCATCAAAGAACGCAACTTCATTATCCCGATAGGCGGGAAAAAGTACATCTCGATTCCGTTGCCGCTTGGGTATAACGTGATTCCCAACTTCACCCGCCATCTTGCTGAGATTGGAATTTCTGGTGGTAAAAACATTAATGACCACATCGTTGGCATCACGGGTTCTTTTATTGAATCATTTAACCCGATTGGTGGTGCTGGCTGGTCGTTGCAAACTCTTTTTCCCACGGCTCTTGACCCGTTTATTGCACTGGCAGAAAACAAAGATTCTTTTGGTCGCCCGATTTACAGGGAAAACTTTTCCAATCTTGACCCCACGCCGGGTTATCTGCGTACCAAAGATTCGGCCACAGCGTTTAGCAAAGGTCTGTCAGAGTTTTTAAACGCAGCAAGCGGCGGCACAAAGTACAAGCCGGGGGTTGTTGATGTCACCCCCGACCAGATTGACTACTTGCTTGGTCAGGTTGGTGGTGGCGTGTTCCGCGAACTTCAGAAGACCGAGCAAACCGTTACAGGCGCTATCACTGGGGAAGAAGTCGCACCATACAAGATTCCGCTTGTTGGTCGTTTCTATGGGGATGCAGAATCTAACGCGGCCAAATCGCAGCTTTTCTACAAAAACATTGAACGTTTAAATGAACACGAAAACGAAATCAAGGGTCGTTTGAAGAATCGTGAACCAATTGCTGAATACATCAAAGAAAATCCAGAAGCTCGTTTAATCAAGATGAGCAACAGTATTGAGTACAACATTCGCAAGTTAAAGCAACGCCGCGAACTATTGAAAGCGCGCGGCGGCAATGAACAGGCTATCAAGAATATTAACGACAGCATTGTTCGCTTGATGGTTCGCTTAAACGAACAAGTAGAAAAAGCGCAGGATTAAGTTTTGTTTACATGAACGAACGGGCAACTGAACTCGTTCTTCGGGTACTTCTCTTCGTAAACGTGTTGGATGAATTGACAATCATCCTGTGAGTCAAAGGTGTTAATCCAATACACCTGACCGGCATGGAACATAATCAGATTAAACCAAATGTAGAACTCCATTTATTTAACCACCAACCGTTTGGTTTTGAAAAGATGAAGCAGTGTCGTTTCATGCGCCTTTTGCCATAGGTCAATGCGTTCTTCTTTTGACAGCTTGGAACCTTGGTCAATCTCGTGATGGCAACGACTACATAGGAAGGCTATGAAGCAGTCGTGTGCCTTGATGCTCATGCCCTTGCCGTGTCGGCTTTGATTAGAGTGGGCTGAAACTATTGTGCCGTCATCAGCCCCACAGTTCATGCAGGGCTGGCCTTCGGCTGAGTCGGTGAGTTTTTTGTTGCGGTAGTTCAATGAACTGTTGCCGCTTCTACTTCGGGATTGCCAAGCCAGAACACGGGCTTAACCACGC